AAGAGCGGGTATTTTTTTAGTTTCTTAATTGAATAGGCATTGTCAATCTGATATTCTTGTCTAAATCGTCTACATTGGTTAAAATTACTGGACTTAACGGCTGATTTAGCTTAATTAATACTTCCTCCCCATCTAATGATTTTAATCCATCCAGGAGGTATTTTAAATTGAATGCAGTTGTTACAGAGTCGCCAGATATTTGAACTGACTCAATAGCATCAACAGCAGAGCCAAGTTGTGGTTCTTCACTACTAATTTCTAATCTTTGATTACCAGCATCAAACACAACTTTAGCTATATTGTTGCGACTATCAGCCATAACACTAACTCTCTCTAATGCGCCGATAAAGTCTTTTTTGGGAGCGATAACAAAAGTTGTAAATTCTTTTGGGATTAGTCTTGAGTAGCTTGGGAATGTGCCTTCTAGAATTTTAGTTACTATTGTTATTTCCGCTGTTTGGAAGTAAGCAATGTAATCTTTGATAGTAAAACTTAGCTCATCATAAGCCTTAACAATTCTGGAAATTTCTGTTAAGACTTTAGCTGGAATCGTTACTTCCATTGTTTCTAATTCTTTGTCATGAGCAAATTTATGTACAGATAATCTATGCCCATCTGTACTAGCTAGTGTTATAAATAAATCAGAGACAGTAATATTTACTCCTTGTAGAATTTGCTTTGTCTCATCTGTTGATGCGGAGAACAGTACGGCTTTTAAGCCCTGTAAAAAAGACTCTGCTGGTAATTTAAGTTTGTCATCTTCATCTTGAACCATTGGTATTTCTGGATATTCTGACGCACTTAGTGCGTTGATTTTCACCTTTCCAGTTTTGTGTTTGATAATTACTGTACTATCATCCAAAGTAACGGATAAATCGCATAATTGAATACGATTTACTGTATCTAACAACAAACTTGCTGGTAAGCAAATTGAACCATTTGTATCTGTGCTACAATTGATTCTAGCTGTTATCCCAAAACTTAAATCGAATCCAGTGATAGTAAGCAAGTCGTCTTTAGCTGTTAACAATACCGTGCCTAGTATTGGATGGGTGGGACGACTTGGGACGGCTTTAGAAACTATTCCTAAAGCATTAGCCAGCATTTTTTGGTTAACGTGAAATTTCATTTTGTGTTAAAAACTAAAGGTGTCATTTAATTATATGATAAATGTCAAGTTAAATCCTAAAAATAAAACAAAAATTAAACAAAAAACTATTGATATTTTGACACAAGATGGGAGATCTAATTCACTGGATAATTTTTACCAAGTCCCTAGGAAGTATGGAGATTTTTTAGAAGAATGTTGTCGTATACGTTCTGGTAATAAATTTATTCCATTTATGCCATTTGATTATCAAAAAGTTGTTAGTGACTTGATTGATGACTACCGTGGGATAATGATTTTTAAAACAAGACAATTAGGATTAACAGAATGTATTTCTGCTAAATTCTTACACAAAGCATTATTAAATCCAGCGTATGCTTCTGCTGTTTTATCGTTGGGACAAAAAGAGTCGTCTAACATTGCTGTACGTATTCAATCAATGCCTGCTAACGTAAAAGATCTTAAATTTTTAACTAAATCTAAAACTGAAATTCACTTCCAGAATGCTGGTAAAATATGGTTTCGTCCAGCTACAGATAATGCTACGCGTTCTTTGGAATCTGTTAGTGATATTTTTTATGATGAAGCTGCTTTTCCTCCAAATTTTAGTGAGATTTATGCCTCATCAACACCATCTCAAGAAGCGGTAGGGGAGAATGCTAGAACTATAATGGCTACTACAATGTCACAACTAGGTAAGTTATCGACATTTTGGCAAATGTTCAATAGCGCTAATCCTGTGGATGCAGAATCTATAATTCAACGGATAAAGTTGGGGAAAGAAGAGCCATGTTATTGGTGGATAGATGACAATGGTTGGGCGAAAGTTATTATCCACTGGAAAGCACACCCTATATATTCTTCTGTACCTGACTTCTTAGAGAAAACTAAGAAGAAACACAAGCTAACAGATGATGCTTTGAACAGAGAATATAATTTAGGCATTCCTGACTCAGGTGGTGCATTATTCAGTTATGAATATGTCTCTAAATGCGCAGTCGGTAGTTGGCAATTACCAAACAAAGATAGATATTATATGGCTGCTTTAGATCCAAATTTTGGTGGTACAGACTATTGGGAATATTTGATTATTGACATTACAGAAACTCCTTATCAAGTAGTTGCAGAATATAGAGAAAACTCTAGACAATCTTTGTATTGTATAGACAAAACGCTGGAGTTATCTGATGCCTATAATCCAGTTTTAACAGTGATAGAACATAATTCAGGTGGTGCTATTATTGCAGCTGAAATCTCCAAATTGAGGCGTAATTTATCAATTGAAACTGTAGCTACTACCAACGTATCTAAAGTGCAAAATACAGATAGATTAGCGTTAGCTTTAGAAAAACAAGAAGTTATATTCCCCTACAATTGGGATGGATTAACAGAATTTGGCGCGTTCTCTTTGCAAAGCAGAAAAGCTATGTACGGACATGACGACTGTGTTATGTGCCTTGCTATTGCTTTTGCTAAATTAGATGTTGCTTTAAGACGCAAAGGTACTGCCCTAGAAGGAGATCTAGGAACTATCGCGGGACGTAAAAGCAGATTTAGATAAGGAAAGCCCTGTTGAAGAGAAGGGCATAGAGAGGGATAAAATTATTGTACCAAAAATTTTCTATATTACAGTTTTGCGTATATGTAACATATAATTAAAATTATATTATTTAATAACATTTTTGTATGGTTAATTACGGAAAAATATTTAGCAAACTTTGGCAATTTTTTAGAGGCTCTAATAATCTAGAAGGCATTAGGCAATCTGTTATTTATCCGCACACTCAAACTAAAAATTATTTCGATTTACCAGAAACGCCTATACGTCCGGTACACGGTGATTTGAATATATCTTACGAACTTCTGGAGATGTATTATTGGAGTTATGAATACAGGCACTCCATTGATACTATCGCATCTGATTGCTTCCAGGAAGTGGAAGGACAAGTCAGCAGTTGGTATGTCAATCCTACTTTAAGTGATGGCACAGTTGTTAGTCCGGAAGTGCTGGAAATAGCCAAAGAGCTATCAGAGTACAGATATGGTAAAGAACTAGTATTAGGTGGTGATTTCTTAATTAGAGCAGCGATAGAAGCGTTAGCGTTTGGCGACAGTTTCGTTGAATTAGGCATTGGTAAAACAGGAATTGGTAATAATGATTGGGACATTGTTTCTAGTCAGTATTTACCTACTTTCTCTGTATTTGTGGAAAAGACTAGCAGTAATCAAACAGTAAGTTATATTCAACGTACAAGAGTCATGCCATCGGAGGATGATATTCAATTCAATCCTGTTAAAATACTGCATTTTAAATACAAATCTAGAGGATTGTATGGCAATTCTATTGGATTTCCTTCTATAGAAACATGGCGTAAATTCAAAGAGTGTTCTGTGGCATTAGAGACAGCAGCGCGAGATGTGGGGATTACTCCATGGTTGCATATTTTACCAGAAGACAAGACGGAACAAGACAGAATAGATTACATGCAGCGTCATGAATCTATGTCAGCAAGTGGCATTATTACCAATTTGTATTTACTGTCTGGCTCTGATGTCAAGAAAGCTGCTGGAACAAGTGGTGATTCATTAGCTCCTTTAATTGATTATTGGCTAAAGCTAAGATATCAATGCATTCCTCCTAGAGTGCCTGCATGGATATTTCCAGGATTAGCAGAATCCACAGGTTCTAGAGATATTCATGGACAGCCAGCGTTAACTTATAGTCGTCTAATTGGTGAAGTCCGTTCCTTGATTGGAGAGCAAGTTAGATGGGCGATTTGTCTAAAAATGGTATTAAGATATGGATACGATTTTTACATTGCTAACAGGCATTTTGATGTCAAATGGCCTAAGTGGGTATTAACTCCTAACTCTGAATACACACAAGTCATGGGTGAGTTTGCTTCTCCTACTGATATTCCAACAACTACAGAATCTCCGGAGTCATATGGAAACTAATTTTATTCCAACTGAACAATCAAATTTAGAGCCGTTAGAAACATTGCTAAGACGTGCTTTAATCTTCCCTGAAGATGTTGACAAATACATTGAAGATTGGGACGAAAATAATCCAGATTATGCCGGATTACTCAATGCTGAAATTTTACCAGAGGAGACATAATGGATTTTGCGTTTGATCCAAAAACTCAAAGATTTAGATATACTTCTGGTATTTTTGCTGGTAAATTTGTGTCTAGAGCAGATGTCCAAGAAATTATAGAAAATGGAATTAAACGATTAAAAACTGATATAAAAACTGTAACTGAATTATTATTAAATAATAAAATCAGTGTAAGTACTTGGGAATCTACTATGGCTGAGATTATCAAGAAAGGAGACACACAATCTTATCTAGCAGGCAAAGGAGGCAAGTACATTTTTAAATCTAGAGACAAAGGCATTGTAGGTAAAGCCTTAGCTGAGGAATATGCTTACTTACGTCGTTTCTCTCAAGAAATTAAAAATGGCAATTTATCACCTTCTCAGATAAAAGACAGAGCTAACAAGTACGGAGATTCTTTCTATAAATTCTATGAAAGAGGACGTGCTGAATCTCATAAAGAAGCTGGATTTAGATGGGAGAAATGGATAATTGGTGCTTACAACAATGTTTGTCCAGATTGCATAGCTTATTCATTATCCGGCTGGCAATTAATTGGACACTTCCCATCAATTGGTGTGGCAACAGCATGTAAAATGCGTTGTAGATGCCATAAAGATTATTCTAGTAATGTTAGTAAACCTGATTTAAATTTATTAAATTCAAGACAAGGATGGATTAATCATGCTGCAAATTATGGAACTTACAAAGTCCGCTAAACGTGTTTTATACATGGGAACTCCTATTCCAGAAGATTTGGATAAAATCAAATCATTGACAAAACAAGAATGGGAAGCTGATGAATGGTTTATTGTTCCTTTAAGAGCATCTGATAATTTGGTAAGTCGCAATTACAAAGTATGGCATGACAATGTTTTAGAACAAATGCCACAGCAATTAATTGGTAAAAGTTTACTTAAAAATCATGATTGGGATAATGTAGAAAATTCTACTGGTTTTATTTTAGATGCTTTTTTGGCTAATGACTCCTTGCCAGAATATAGTCAAGATAAAATGTATAAAAACTTATCCTCTATTAAAGATAAAGGATATAAATGTGTTTACTGTATTGCTGCTATCCATGCTTCAAAAGCACAAGATATCATGGATATTAAGACAATGCGGATTAGTAAATGTTCTACTGGTGGTGTCTTATCTGAAGTAGATATTATTTGCCCAAACTGTTCTGCTGAATATGGTAGAGAAGTTAGCTTTTTTGAAATAGACGAATATGGGAATTATATCTGTCCTCATCAAATACCAGGTGGATACGATTATGATGAGGACGACGAATTAGCTGATTACGCTATTTGGAATGGAGTGTTCGATGGAGTCGAATTGTCCTTGGTTGTTTGCGGCAATCTGTTCAAAGCTGAAATCATTAGATAGTTCCTCTAATTCTTCACTAGAGATTAGTTGATAAGTCACAGGCATAATAATCTGTGGTAATATCAAATCTCCTACATCTTCCTGTGTTGGAACTGGGAAGATGTAAAAATCTTTGAACTCTTTAATCTCCGCCCATGTTGTAGTCTTGGCAGCATTTATATCCGGCTCTCCTGTCTCTGCATTTACAGATATTATGCCTTCCGGCGTGACTAATTCTGGTGGAAACATAGATGCTAAAGTGACATTAATATAATTTAATGCCGTCTGTGCGTCTTCTTTGTTTGTGAATTTGTAATACATATTAAACAGCAGTTAATTGAATGTTGGCGGAAGTTAAGGTATTAGCCGTGTAATTGAACTCTTGGAAACTCCCATAGAATCCTAATCTTAATAATACTTCAGTTTCATTAACTGCGGTAGTTGTAACCATAATACTAATTATTGGTAATTCAGTAGTAGTATTTGTGGATATTCTTAGGTTTGTAGCAGTAGGTGGTGTTATCTTAACATACCCGTAAAGAGTTCCTATGTATACAAAATTTCCAGTATTTGTAACACTTATTGAATTAAGAGTAATTGTTTTTGTGCTACTGAACATAACACATGTTATGCCATTTATTGTCTGAGTTGTTAAACCAGATATTGTTTGATTGCTAGTTCCAGTTACTGGAGTCCATGCATTTACATTGCTACCATTAACAGTTAAACCACTATTAGATCTATAACTTCTAGTTACTCCAGTTGTTAAAGTAGTTGGTGCTGCTCCTAATGGAATATTTAAACTTTTCTTAGCTAAAATCCAAAAACGTGCTTTTTGCCCTGACACTGTTCCGTTTGAAAAGTTGTATTGTACTCCATTTAATGATTCATTGGTGTTTCTTAATGCTTGCTCCCATGATTTCCATCTAGTGTTGTAAGTATCTATTGCATTTGCGTGCTGATTTCTCATTTCCGTTAAAGTAATTTGATTACTTAAATAACTGTCGATTATTGTATTCCAATTAGAAATCGTGTCTTGTGTGTTGGTTTCGTTAAGATCAGCCTCTGGACGACGGTTTTGGTGACTTAATATTGCTGGGACATTAGTAAAAATGCCTGTAACATTTGTTGTTTTACCAATATTGTTCGCAAATCCAGTAGCTATTGATATTAAAATATTGTCTAGTGATAGTTG